AAAATAATGCATGAAATATAGATTTTATCTATATTTCATGCCACATTTGTGACCCTTGAGAAGGTCATACCGCATTATGCGGTTCTAAGTTAATAACTCACTTCAGTCCAGAAGACTGTTAAGTAGTTCTGACGGTGGAAAGCCGTCATCTGTTACATTATTAGTTATAATAGGATGTGTACTCCTAACTAGACGATCTCTACCCTTAAGTCGGAAGCCAGCGTTTAGTGCTGAGTGCTTCCGTCACCTTTGGATGACAAATCGTCTACTTCGACTCATTAATCCGAAAGTTACCTAATTTTCGTAACCCCTGTGTCTGTGTTCAGTAAATGACAGACAGTTTGAGATAAACTAAAAATCTCCCAAGTCTCCACAAGTGACATCAATGATCTGAACTTTATTTTTGACGTTTGAGATGGTGAATGAAGGCCTTGTGCCTGTCCTCACTCTTCTTTAATCTTTAGTAAGTCAGTGACTAACTTGTGTTATCCTAGTTGATTATACTAGGCTTATCGTTTTCTACAAAATTTTGATGCAAAATCGGAACGAATTTATTCGTAACCCGTGAGCGTTTCAAGGTCTTTGCCCTTGATCCTAAATTTTTTGCTATATTTCGTGTCGTATCAAGTCATTTTATTAATACTTTTTGACTTGCCTGAACGATGATGTCTCGTTTGGGAAGCTGCGTAAGCAGTTAACTAACAAGGTATACCAGAGGATGTAATCCCCTTCCAGTTACCCCTTGTGTTTTGAAGTACTTTTTCGTAACTTCGTGACATTCGACCTGGTTCTAACTCAGATGTTTGATAAACTTTCGAACTATCACTGTGAAAGGTGCTTTAGCACCTTACTTGAACCCGTCGTCTAACACGGACATCGTTAACGTATGTAGAATACTATGAGAGATGTTAAATTCCTCTTATTGACCACATTGGAAGGCCCTTAGAAAAGGCCCACACTATAGACTGGTGTCTAAGTCCATCCCGCCATGTTTTTTACTATATTAAACAACGACTACCCCCCTGCTGTTAAAGCAACCGAGGATGTGCATGGTATGAGCACACCTTTCCAGGACACGGAGATGTCCTTTCACCAAATGGACCAGCAATTATTGCTGGAACTTCCGGTGTCTCATTTCCGCTCCGTACAAGCAAAGCGCACACAGCGCAATGCCTGTAAACTGAACCAACGTCAGGCCGCAAGGCCTTTGACCCCTTTCCGAGTTCAAAGCTCAGAAACGGCACTGTCTACATGGCGAAGCTCGCAGAGCCCGCCTGTTTACAGGAACTCACGCACAGCGTTTTGGGTAACACTTGGACCTAAGTCCATCTGCGGCAAATACCACGATCTTTCGGTCGAGGCTGACGCCTTTGCCCATTATTGCGAAGCGTTCGCAATTGGTTTTTACCAATTGTGTCGTGCCCAATCATGGCCCGACTCAATGGTAGCAATTGCTGCCATTGCGAAAATGTTTGATGGCTACATCCAAATGGATGTTACCGCGTTCGTCACCGTGTCCGCTCTTTTGCGATACTACTTTCCGTCCGAGAAGGCAACTTCTAGTGATGGATTGGAAGTCCAAGGAATGGACCAGTGGGCGCTTCCCGCGCTCGATGGCGCAGAAGATTGGCTTGCGTTCTACAAGAACATCAAGAAGTCAAAAGCGTACACGAAAGTGTATCGTTTTTTCATGTATGGCCTTTCCCTGTCTTTGTTTGACAAGATGGGTATTGACATGGATGTCTTGAAGTACGAGCCTGTGGCGCAAGAAGCGATTAAAGCGAAGTACCATATGGGTGAAGACTTTGTCATCACCATGTTGGACACGATGTTGTTCGTTTGCCGCAGAGGATACCAATGTTTCAAATCGGGATCATTGCAGCCGCTCTACCACTCTGGAAGTAAATACCAAGAGTGGTTCGATAAAGCTGAATTGTTGAACCGCCGTGCACTACAATTGTGCAACGCGAAAGCGCATGGTTTTGACAAGTTTTCATACTTGGCAGACCTTAAAAGCGTTATCGAACAAGGCGAATCGATTCGGCGCAATGTCGAACAGCGTGAGGACAAACTCTTGGTCCAACGTTTGTTGGCAACCTTGAAAATTAACCTCGACAACGAGACAACGAAACGTGCAGCACAAAAAGTGCGCTCAGCTCCGTTTGCTTTTCTCGTACATGGCAAGTCTAGTGTAGGCAAATCGTCCTTTGTGGACATCTGCTTCAAGCACTACGGCAAAGTACGTGGATTAGCAACTGATGCTGAATACCGCTATGTGCGTAACCCGGCCGAAGAATTTTGGTCTGGTTACGATACATCGAAGTGGTGTATCGTGCTTGACGACATTGGCTTTATGTCACCGTCGTTAGGCACACTTGACCCATCATTGCAGGAACTTTTGTACGTAGTGAACAACACTCCGTACGTACCGGCACAAGCTGAGTTGAGCGACAAAGGCCGTACTCCGGTCATGTCTGAGCTCGTTATTGGTACGACAAACACACAGCACTTGAATGTGCATGCGTATTTTTCGTGTCCTTTGGCAGTTCAACGGCGTTTCCCCTATGTGCTCACCATTGAGCCCAAGGCGGAATACCAGACGGAGGACCGTCCGGGTATGTTGGCTTCACACTTGAGGCCTGATTCTATCCCGGGCGCCTACGACGATCTGTGGAATATCCACGTGAATCGTGTGGTCCCCATTGAGAAACCGGGTGTTGAGCAAGGGCGATTGGAACATGTTGAGACGTTTACGTCGATGCGTTCTTTCCTCCCTTGGTTCAATGCGCAAATCCTCGAACATCATCGTATCCAAGACATTGTGAAGACAAGCCTTGAACATGCTGGTGAGGTCGCCGTATGCGTGTGCAATATGCCCATTGAGTGGTGTAATTGCGCCCACGTGCAAGCACTCGAACACGACCTTTTTGGTGAGCGCGAAGTGAACCAACAACTCGATGAAGTGTATCAGAGTACACTTCTTGCAGAGCAGGAACTCGACGGAACTGAGTTAACAGCTACTAAACTGTTTCTGAGTTCGGGTTTTGTAACGCAACTTGTCTTGTTGTGGTATTTGCACTTATACGTATGCGTGCACACCGTTCCTTTCTTCAACGCAATCTTTTCCCTCCTGTTTGGTGGAAATTGGTTTTGGCGTTGGGTGCTTGGAAGCACCTATAAGGCGGAGGTGACACGCGACGTTTTCAAGTTTATGGGACGCCACGTTAAAGCACGTTATGGCAACGTGCAACACTTAGCGAAGGTAGCAGCTAGTTTGGCTGCATGCTACGCCGTTTACCGTGGTGGTACAACACTATTGGACATTTGGCAACGCATGAGTCCGCAAGGACAAGTGCAAACTGTGCCCCTGGAAAAGGTTGGGCGTGTGCCTACCCCTGATGGGAGCACACGCCCCGATGTGTCATATGCTGACCCGATGTCGTTTAACGTTTCGGATTTGTCACAAACTAGTCTGTGCTCGAAAGGGCGTGACCCGGAAGTGATCCGAAAGCATATTGAACGCGCAACTGTTGTGTTGCACACTCGCGGCGACAAACTGCGCACTGTGACGGCCTTAAATGTCCGTGGATGTGTGTATATGTGCAACAACCACGCAATACCTGAAGAAGGCGACTTCTTCGTTGACATTGTTGATGACGAAAATTGCAACATCCGACCGGGTGTGAGCAATGTGCTCGTCACACAGTCGATGGTTAAGCGTTACCCTGCCCGCGATTTGGCATTTCTACGTCTCCGCGTAAGACCCCCAGGTACAGACCTGACGGAGTATTTCGCAGCTGAGACGTATGGTGCCAAAATTGATGGTGAATATGTGGGGCGTTACGTAGATGGGCGTACTTGGCGAAGGCCGGTACGAAACATCCATGCAACGTACCACTATTGGGTATCACACAGCAAGCACGTGGAAGCACGCACTTGGACTGGTACAGTTGAAATACCGACTGTAGAAGGCAACTGTGGTACGCTCTTGTGGTCCAACACACCCAAGGGCTTTGTGTTCCTTGGCATTCACACGCTAGGACGAGACGATTCTGTCGTCTCATTGGCACTCTCGAAAGAAGAAGTGGCACGTGCGTGTGAAGCACTTGAACCGAAGTACGTAAACCGTGGCGAGATTGTTATCTCGGCCCCGTCAAAAACACGGAACTTAGGTCCATTGCATGCGCAGAGTACAGTACATACCAGTAACCCTGGAAGTGCACGAGTTGTTGGCTCATTCTTGAAGGAATTCCGCCAACAGAGCAAAACAAATGTGGGTCAAACCTGCATTGCTCAAGCTTGTGAGAAGCGCGGTTTCTTAATTGAACGCACGCGTCCGGACATGTCTCGTGTTCCATGGCGTCTTGCATTGAATGATATGACACGCCCTGTAACTCTCCTCAGCGAGGATATTTTACAGGAGGCTGTCAGAGACTTTGAAGCAGTCCCAGACTTGGACTTGAGTGCGGTGCACGTGTATCCATTGTCCGTGGCTTTGAACGGCGCCCCTGGTGTGACGTATTGCGACAAACTAAATCGTAAAACAAGTGCCGGGTGCCCGTACAAGTGCCCAAAGAAGCGTTTTCTGAGATTCGTGGATGAAGCCACTTCGACGGATGTCGATGTGGTTGACGAGATTAAAGACGAAATTCGTCGTATCATCGCCACGTACATGAACAAGGAACGCGTACACCCCGTGTACTGCGGACACTTGAAGGATGAACCAGTTACATTCGAAAAGGCCATTTCGGGCAAAACACGTGTGTTCACGGCTTCGAGCCTAGCACACACTCTGGTGGTACGCATGTATTTGCTTCCCATCATCGTTCACTTGCAGAATAACCGGTTCACTTATGAACTGGGGCCTGGCACGATTGTGCAGTCTCTTGAATGGCAAAAAATCCACGAGTACATCACGGAATTTGGGCAGGATCGCATTGTGGCCGGTGACTACAGCAAATTCGATAAACGGATGCCTGCTAATGTCATTTTGGCCGCGTTTGAGATCATTGAGAACATCTGCGCACGAGCTGGGTACGATGAGGGAGACCTCAACGTTGTCCGAGGAATCGCGTATGACACCGCGTATCCACTTGTGGACTTTCATGGAGATCTGATTGAGTTCTACGGAAGTAACCCGTCTGGACACCCACTCACTGTGATTGTGAACGGCCTAGCAAACTCGCTGTATATGCGATACTGCTACATTGTTCTCCGACCAATCGGCGCAGCGTCCCGGAAGTTCCGGGAGAATGTGAAACTGATGACGTATGGCGATGATAACATTATGGGAGTGGCAGAAACTTGCCCGTGGTTTAACCACACGGCAATTCAGACCACACTTCAAAATGTAGACATTGGCTACACGATGGCTGACAAGGACGCGGACTCCGTACCCTACATTCATATCTCGCAGGCCAACTTCCTCAAACGCACTTGGCGATGGGACGAAGACATTGGTGCACTAGTTGCTCCTTTGGACAGATCATCTCTCAATAAGATGCTCACGACGTGTGTGCTGAAAGCGAATGTTTCGCCTGAAGCTCATGCAATCGAAGTGATTGGTACTGCGGTGAGGGAATATTTTTGGTATGGACGCAAAGAATTTGAGGATAAAAAGCAACTCTTCCACGAGATCGTGGATGAATGCAACCTCGGAGTCTATGTGATGGCAACCACATTCCCCACATGGGAGGATCTCAAACAACAGTTTTGGGACAACTCCCGTCACCTCCGCATGGAAGGTGACACCGAAGAGCCCGGCTATTGACGCCAGGCCCGGGAGAGCAAACTTCCGTTAAACAAACCTCTGGTGTGTGGCCTTGTAAGCCCTCGCCTGAATCAAACTACACCGAAAATCAATAAACAAGGAGGTGCTGCCCGAGAATGTGGCACATCCGAGTCCAAGACGGAGAAATCTTGGAGCTTATCTGGCGAGCAACGTCAGACTCCTGGTGAGAACGAGGAGTATTTTGTAAACCCCAAGTCCGAGCATCCGCGATGGACTAAAGGTGAAACGAAGCGTCGTGCGCGTGCTTTGAAGCACTCGCTCGAGCAAGAGAGTCTTGATTTGGCAGACTTTGACTCCGACTTTTTGTTGGATAAGTCAGCCGTCGAGCGTAGTTTGAGCATTACCGACCCACCTGATTGTGCGCCGATTTTGCAGCGACAGCAGGCCGTGCCACGTGTGTGTGAAGCATGCAAGTGGTGCCAAGTGCAGTCGCAATGGCAGGTACAGGCGGATGTTATCCCGTCTGTAGAGACAGGTGTAACGGGTGACCAGCGTCAAACCGTTACTTTCCTAGACACGAATCCAGGCGATCACGCTGGAATTGAGCGCAGTATTGACTCGTCGATGACTGCTGATCAAACCCCGAATGCGGATTTGCGCGAATTCTTTTCGCGTCCCGTTCGTATTGCCTCGTTCACATGGCTTGAATCCGATGCTGTAGGCACGTCGCACACGTTTAATCCGTGGAATCTTTATTTCACAGACCAACGCGTCAAGTACAAGCTGAACAATTTCGCTTTCATCCAAGCAGAGCTTGAGATTAAGATTCTTGTGAATGCGTCGCCGTTTTATTACGGTCAGATGCTTTGCGCCTATCAACCGCTCCCTGGGCTTACACCCAGTACCATCACAAACGACACGGGTACACGGTATTTCATTCCGTATTCCCAGCGTCCGCATGTGTGGTTGGAGCCTACGGGCAATAAAGGTGGTTCGCTTACGCTACCATTCTTTTACCACAAGAACTGGCTCAACGCCCAATCTGCACAAGACATGACCGACATGGGTCAACTCACCTTCTTGAATTACACCACTCTGGCTTCGGCCAACGGTGTTGCAGGATCGGGTGTAACTGTGTCAGTATTTGCCAGTGCGAAGAACGTGCGCCTTTCCGGACCATCCGTGGGCTTGGCAGTCCAGAGTGATGAGTATGGCGAAGGAGCCGTTTCAGGCCCTGCATCTGCAGTGGCGAACGCTGCACGCTGGTTTGAAGATATTCCGGTGATTGGACGTTTCGCAACGGCAACACGTATGGGAGCATCAGCTGTATCCAATATAGCGTCACTTTTTGGTTGGACAAACGTCCCAGTCATAGCTGACACGATGCCCTATCGCCCTGAGCCGTTTCCTCACCTTGCATCAACGCAAGAGGGGTACCCAGTGCAGAAGCTGACACTTGATCCGAAGAATGAGTTGACAGTTGATCCGCAAGTAGTTGGATTACCATCGAAGGACGAGATGAACATCGTTCACCTGGCGAAACACGAATCATATTTGTGTACCTCCACGTGGTCGACAGGAAACGCCGTTGATGACATATTGTTCTCTTCGCGCGTAGCACCTACGATGTATGACAATGATGGAGCCACAAACCCGAAAGTCTACATGACACCCATGTGTTGGTTGAGTAAACGTTTTAACAACTGGCGAGGGGACCTTGTTTTCAAGTTCAAGGTAGTGGCGTCACCGTTCCATAAGGGGCGTGTACGTATTTCGTTCGACCCATCAGGCTACGCTGGAGAAAATATCATCTCCGATGCTGTTTCCACAAATGTAGTGTTCACGGCAATTCTGGATCTTGATGGTACCAATGAAGTAGAATTTACAGTACCCTATCAACAAGCCACGGCGTACCTGAATTTGCGTTCGAACGTTGCTCCGACCAATATCAATTGGTCTACGTCAACAACACCGACGTTCGCTTACAATCCCCTGTATGATAACGGGACGATCACTATGCGGGTGTCGACAGCACTTACAGCGCCGGTTGCCCTCTCGACAGTCTCCATTCTGGTATCTGTTCGTGCGGCCGACAATTTTGAATTGGCAAATCCTACTGACGATACTCAGCTCTTAACGACCTGGGCCGTTCAGTCGGATACCATTGAAGTCGGACTTGGCAACCACCAGGGTGTGAAACCCCCTGAACAAAACCTCATTAACTTCGGTGAACGGGTAGTTTCATTGCGTCAGTTGTTGCGGCGGACCACTTGGGTCAGTGCTTCAACCATTCCGGCTGATACGACGCATCAGTATGTCATGTTCCGAAAACTTTTTACAAAGATTCCGGGCATGTACGGATACGATACAGGAGGGATCAACTCGGCGCAAGGCCTAGTAGTCCCAGCAAGCAACTTCAAGTTTAATTACTCGTTGAACCATCCACTTTGTTGGTTTTTGCCTGCCTTTGTAGCGTACCGGGGATCTACCAACTGGACATTTAATGTTCTGGGAGGTAAACAACCAGTGGAACATATGCGCGTTATTCGTAACAACCGTCCTTCCACCCAACCTTCGGAAATCATTGATACTATGACGCCTGGCACAACGAGTGCTAATGCAGCGTGGTTTTCTTCGAAATTCCTGGCCGGTGGTTCCGGTCAAGCACTGACAAACCAGCGGACGAATGCTGGTCTTTCTGTTCAGTGTCCGAACTACTCTGTTTTCAAGTTCCAGAGCACGTCTCCGACGTACTACACGGCACCTGTGGCAGCGGATGGATCATTCTATGATCAGTTTCAGTTGGAACTTTTCTTGAGCGGTACTGGTTCGGGCCCCACACCAGCTGATACGATTTTACAGTCGTATGCAGCGATCGGCACCGATTTCGGTGTCCACTGGTTCTTGAACGTACCGACCTTTTGGTTGTACAGTTCGAACCCAACAGCTAACTAGCTGAAGCCAATCCCCGTTAGAAGGGAGAGGCTGCTGCCCATAGGAAGGCAGCTGAGCAGATGCCCATGGAACTAGGTTTCCGGACGGCGCCCCGCACGGTGGGGGCTCGCACATCCGATTGAAGGATGTGTTGGTACCGCGCAAGTTTTATTAGATTTACCTATTGAGGGTTTTCATTGTGGAGCTTGTGCTCCACATACCTACGCTTCGGCGTGGTCTTTTTTACCTCAAAACTGTGATCTTTTACTACTTGCTACGCGTTAATCGTGAAGCAAAAAATATCC